CGAAGCATAAGGCTCGACTTAACTTTTCGGTCATCTACAACAAAATAGACTCCATTCTTTGCAGAAGGCTCGAAATGCGTTGCGGCAGCGGCTGCTGTTTTCTGACTTACTTCTTTGGATTTTAGTGATGCGGATTCTTTGTATCTAAGAACACAGTTCCACGGATAGTTGCGATAGCGCCTGATAAGGAACTCTCTTCCAGTCTGATCTCCTTTAAGACCACCGATAGCCTTCCCTTTTTCATTGATAGAGGCCTCGACTTCTTTCATTCCGCCACAGAACATTGCAACGTGATGAACCTTGTTAAGCAGCACATCACCTCTTTTAAGTCCTTTGCCGGTTGCGAGATTGACTGAAGAAGTTACATCCTCGAATCCGCATTTCTTGAAAACTCCGTACATGTTGCCAGTATAGGTGGCACCTCTGGACTTAACCGGAACTCCAGCCATCTGCCATGCGGTGATGACAGCACTAGAGCAATCGTAATCCGGCCCCCAACGATTTATCTGATCGTATCCATGAGAGTCGTCATTGGCTGTGTCTTCCATCCACTTGATGGCTGTTTCTATCTGACTCATATATTAATCCCTCATTATTTTGATCTCATAGTCAACACAAATTTGATGTTCAATTCTGCATCCTCTGTAATCTTGCCATCCAGGGCAAAAATATGCATAGTCAGCTTTTGAAAGCATTTCTATTGATTTTCCAAGATTATAAATTGGAGAATGAGAATCAAATTCAATTAGAGTATTCAAAACTTTTGCGTTGCCATCGAATTGATCTTCTATATCTTCTTTGGCAAATTCTCTTACTGTTTTGATATACTCCTCACTCAAACCATGCATTGGCTGTGAAATAAATACTTTAATTCGTCCCATTTGCATTTGCCGCGTCTGTCCATCCTTCAGCGAAGATATAAGCAATCAGAGATCCAAAAGCCATGATAATAGACGTAATCTGAGCTGCCGACGCATCAGGAACCTGAAAAGCCGTAAGCAATGCTGTAACAAATGCAACAAGAGCTACCCAAAATTTTCTTGAAGTGATTTTGCGAATAATTGTTTCTTTATTCATTCTTATTCCTCCTCGTTGTCATATCGCATCTCGTATCTCCTGCTTTTCCTCTTCGGACAGCTTTGGCCATCCAGCAAGTATTGTTTCGATATCTTCCCCATCAGCCATACGCCTTTTTGCAACTCTTACCATTACTCTGATCATTGCGCTCATGCTTCTCCTCCATAAAGTGCTGCCGCCATATCCTCAAGGTCGGAAATTCTCTGTTCAAGTGTGCTTTCTTTGGCACTGCTTTGTGCATTTTCTTTCTTTCCTGTAGGGATATAACCAAGATAGTTTGATGGAGATTCCTTTACCTTTTCCGGTTCCAATACAGATGTGGGTTCCGCGAATTCGTTAAAGTCGTACTCCCATCCTTTTACCTCGTTTCCATTGCCATCTTTCTCAGTGTACTGTTTCCCATTTTCGGCAATCATGTACCGCATCGAATTGCCTTCCCGGTACATTGCAAGCTCTGGCTGCTTCGCGTCGAACTTTGCTTTTATCATAATGAGATACCACCTTTCGTTTGATACTTTTGCCTGAATCTGTAGCTGTTCGTGTGGTGCAGAAACAGCCCATCATAAGCCAATAATTTTCTTGCGGTTCTTATATTCTTCGATGTTCTGGACTCTCTCAGCGCTCGTTTTGTTTTAATGTAGTTTCTGCGGCGCATCGTGATATGATCTTTGTAAATCCGGTATCCCAGCACATCTACGTGGGAATTTTGGTTTCCTCCGCAGTCGATCAGCTTCCATCCTGGCTTTATCGTAAGGCCCGCTGCTTCCGCGTGTTTTATGGTTCCGCGCATTACACGGTGCAAGTCTTTTGCGGAATCTCCAAATATATAGATATCATCCGCATTGATCATGACATGCTTAACGCAGTTTCTACGCTTTCCTCTTCTGGTGGAAAAGTATTCTGTACTGATACTGATATATAGATCGGAAATATAAAGTGCGCACAGGCGAACTGAGAGATAACTTCCTATCGGCAATCCGCCGTCTGATGTTTCGAGCAGGCACGATATTAGGTAGATCAGATCATCATTTTTAACATGTTGCCTGAGCCAACACATCATATATTTCTTTGAGATGCTCGGATAGCACTTTTGAATATCCGCAATCGCGGCATATCTGCTGTCGCGCATCCACGTCATGATTACCTTTGCACCGAATATGGGTCCCTGTCCGATTTTTCCGGCTATTTGATAATGCCCTATCCTCCCGGCTATGTCCTCCAGCCCATTTGACGCAATGTAGTCGTAACATTGCTGTTTGATATGCTCTATCATAATGTGCCGTTTCTTTCCATTGGAACGGTCGTATCGTTCTTCATAGCGCACCGGTGGGAGTGCTACATTGCGATTGGCAATTTCGCTTCGGAGCATATCAACCAGCTTATCAATGCTGGAATCACACCATTCCATCAGTTCCTGCACATCCCTGCGATAAAACACCTTTCTCCCTTTTCGCGCGAAACATTGTTTTACCGCTGTTTTTATAAACTCCTTATCTTTTATATCGGTGTTTTTGCACTTGCGTTTCATTCGATTTTGCCTAGTATAGGTTTTCATTCATGATTACTAGCCTACCTGCTTTTATAAGGCCACTTTGCGCATTCCGCGCAGGTAAAAGCGCTTGTTATGAGCGCGCACGATAACCAAATCTTTTTTGATTGCCCGCGCCTTTAACGGGACTTTTGCAAATCACAGCACCCGTAGTCCCAGTTCGCGTCCGAAAGCCCGTTCCTCAGGTTGACATTCGCAATGCCAGCGTTCGAGCCGTTCCTCAGGTTGCCAACGGTATGTTATCGTGCCCTTTGAGGGGAGACCCCCTCTCCGCTTCGCGGATTCACCCCCGCAAAGCAGCGTATGTTAATCGCAGCACCCGCAGGCCCAGCCCGCGACCGAGAGGCCGTTCCCCAGGTTGACAGCCGCAAAGCCAGCGGCCGAGCCGTCCCACAGGTCGCCAACGGTATAACGTTCCTGCAGGTCTCCTGGTGATTGCGGTCCCCATACTCTGTCTCCTGTCCCGAGGCTGTCGGATGTTCCTTTGGCCGATGGCCACATAAAACCTCTTGTATCCACATCAATGTCGCCAATCCAATAATCGCGGCTGTTTCCCGGAATTTTCCCCGCGCAGAGATATCCGGTGTGGGCATTTGCTACGTGCTTAACTCCTTTCGGCGCAAAGTATTGCAGCCAATCACCGTTTGCATCTTTTTCTGACATCGAGTTCGACTCAATCATTGCCTGCCCCCACATAAACTCGGTGCCAAGGATGCGGAACGGGTGTTTGCCATCCGTGTTGGAGAGATACGAGCCGTCAAGATGCCCGATTACGCGATCTGTTTCCGCCGCGATGCTCGGGAAACACTTTACGCAGTACGTTTCAGCTGTATCAAACGTCTTATCCACATCTAGGTTGATCTGGGTGTAGGATTTCCCGTCGATTTCGACATTCTCGATTCCTGTTACTCTTGCCCGGTTTACGATGTCATACGATGTAGTCCTGCCTGGATCCTGATTTTTTGCAGAACCAACCGATACACACATCCCCTCAAAAAATCCCTGATTGTTATTTGCAATCAGCACGCACTTCGTTCCGGTTTCTGCATAGGCGATCATCTCCATCATATTGTGTGCTTGCGTATGCCCGGCAAATATTTTCTGCACATTTTTGGTTGCATACTTAATGATCAGCATGAGCATTCCCCAGAGATTGCGCTCGGAACCGGCTCCCCAATAGCCTGTGCCTTTCTTCTGGAACTCCGTGATCATCGAGTTGTACGACTGCTGCGTGGGAACAAGACCCGGCTGAGAACGCAGGAGTCCATCCGACCCTTTTCCGGCCGCAAATGCTGAGTGTGTGTAAATAGGGAGTACTGTTCCATCCGCTTTTACAGCTTCACACCACGGTACGAGTCCAAGCTCCGGGTGTGGAGTGTCAGACATGTAATAAATGTCGTAAGTCCCATGGTGCTCGCAGTTCCAATAGAAAGTGGGATAAACGTTGCCAACGTCGTATGCTCCTTCAGTGCGATAAGCCGGAGAGCCTTCGAGGGCAATTACACGCGCAGTTCCGTCATCATCCCGTATATAATTGCACCGCTGATATGTAAAAATCGGAGATGCAGTCGCAAAGTCATCCTGTCCGGCTACGGTATCAGTGGATGGCTCGCACTTCAACCCGTAAGAGTCCCGCATCAGTTCGCCGGAAGATGTTGTGTTTGAGGCGAATCTATAGATTTTGGTCGCAAACACTTTTCCATTGCGCTGCTTCTCATATCCCATTGCCAGCTGTTTCTCCAGCGCTGAAAGCGGGGCTGTAGAATACCCGCACTGCGCGTCAGCGATTGCCTCAAGCGCGTCGGAAGTTCTTGCTCCGTGGGTGTATGACGGAAGTTCCTGCATTGCATCAATAGCCATTTCATGCCTCCTTTGTATAGTGTGCGAGTGCCATATGCCCGGTTTCCGGGTTTATCATTAAACGATAGTCAATGCCATCCAACTTTGCTTTATCAGCAGCACTCATGAGACCATCTGTGCTTTCTGTAGCGACCACATTTGACCCTGCACTGGATGATATCCCGTCCAGCTTTGCTTTATCAGATTTACTCATCAGACCGTCTGTGCTTGAGGTAGCAATGCCGTACGTGGTATTATTATCCTGCTGCGTAAACGTGGTTTTTGTGCCATCCAGTGCCGTTGCTGTAAATGTGGTGCCACTCCGCGTGATGCTCTTGATCGCCTTGGACTGGTCGTAATTGGCTACGCTGCCTAATCCGACCTGAGCCTTTGTAATCGCGTGCGGATTGCTTTTATTGGCAATATGGTCGTTTATAAGTTTACTGACCGCACCCAAATCATTTGAATTGGTCATTTTAATCCACGGACCATAACTAAAACTTCCAGGTGTTGAGCCACTAGAAACGCTCTGAACGAATATATTGTTTCCGGTATATCCGACAAAAATTCTTAATCTGTATACATATGGGGCAGCGCTCTCATTGTCGTAAACTTCTGATAACGGAGACAACACATACATTATGAAAGCGCTGTTAGCGGGAATATTCTTTATTGTTCCAGATTCGGCATTCGATGGACTATAGTAATTCCCAACCTTTATATACTCTATGGAATTAAGGTCAACATTGGCCGGGATATATGTTCCTCCCTTTGGGAGCAATCTGAAAAATTCCCGATCAACGGCTTTTGTGGGCCCATAGTTTAATTTGTTTCCATCAATCTCGCATTCAATGCTTAAGTTTTGTAATGATGCTCGAGCTTCAACCTCTATTACTCCATTTGCCATATGCTAAGCCTCCATTACATGATCTGAGTATTTGTAAGAGACTCTCCAACAGATATTGAAAGAATGGAGCTCTTCCATGCGGCGCCATCAGAAGTGATGCCATGGACCTGAATCTTCACGGTTCCTTTTTTCATTGCATTAGTGTCGCTTTGTGTAAAAATGTAAGTAATCTTTCTATTTCCTTTATCGATATCTGCTTCTGTAATCTGAAGAATTACTTTATCATTCTGCACGACATCAATACGAACAGAAGAAGTGGAAGTGATAATATCATTGTCAATTGCAATCTCAAGCCTAGGAGTAGTACCAGGAATAATCTGAGTTTCGTCAATTCCAAGAAGCTCGCTTATTGTTGTAGCCATCTGTTATCCAACCTCCTGCTGAATATAAATCGTGTTTGTCACAATCTCTGTTTTCTTCTTGAGATCAACACCATGGATTCGCACCTTAAAGTACGCTTTTGCTGTAACCCAGGAAGGAATGTTTATAGACTCTTCTTTGATCTGAAAGAACTCGCTATTATCTCTTGTAATGAACTCGATGATTTTTTCCAGATTATCGTACTCATGATCTTCAAATATAATTCTGCAAGAGAGATAGTTCGAGCTACCAGCGACCAATCCATCGAAGCTGCATTCTGGGTCTTTCTCAAGAGATTGACCATTTACTTTAAATACAAGCTCTCTCATATTAACTTACCCCCTGTATTTTGAGCGTGATATCCGATGCTGGTTTCTCATGAGCATAGAACGTAATTGTCTTTTTATCTGTATCGAGAATCGCCCATCCCTGAGGTGCCGTAAGCAAAGTAAACGCCTCCGCTTCTGCAACAGTCTGAACTGAATTCGTTCCAGAAGGAGCTCTTTCAATTAATGGAGTTTCGATATAGACTCCATTCAGTTGCAGAGTGTACGTGTAGTAACTTTGGCCATCTCCAAGATTAGCAATTGTTGAAGAAGACCATCCGCTTTTGAGAATTGTCCATGTTGACCAGTCAAGCTGTTCCTGAAGTTTTCCGGCAGCATCTGTTGAGAGTTTATTCTTTATTCCTGAGAACCATTCGTTGAATTCATACTCAGAAGAAGCCATCTTTTCATTCCACTGGGCTTCCCACTTATCAATAAGGTCATCAACTGAAATGGTCTGAATGATGCCAGTAACATAAGGGCAAGCAGATGTGCCTACAGCATTCTCAATCATGCCTGTCGTAATAGCAGTAGTCCCAGCAGTTACAGTAACATACGCAAGAGGATACTGCTTATGGTACTGCTCATTAATAAGAGTCGGCTTTACAGGCGATGTTGACCTGGTGCCTTTTACGACCATAAGAGTGTTTAATCTGTAAGCATCTCTGTGGTCAATGTCAAGCACTATTGCATCAATTCTATTCTGTACTACTTCTGCCTGATCGATCTTAAGCTCATAAGCACTTGTATTAAGGCTCCATGTGTGATCGAACCAAGCTCTTCCGGTGCCTACAAATACTGACATGGAGGTTCCATTTGCTGTAACATTGTAGTGGTCCCCAATATCCATGTAGACACCATCTTTAATAATTCCATCAAAGATCGAGGAGAATTCTGTAGCATCATACTTTCGATCCCCATTCTTTGAATCAAAAAACCCATAACTAAAAGCCATGATTAACTCTCCTCTACTTCATTATTTTTGTTTTTGTCTTCATCGGATTCAAACGTCGGAACTAGCTGATAACCGTTTTGATTATCATCTGATATTGCGCACTCTATGATTCTGGTTGTTCCTTTAATTCCAAATTCGTTTTCGATCTGAACAACATCTCCGACAAAATAATCTTTCCGGAATTTCCACTGAATCTGGCTTTGAACCTCACCATCAAACGTTGTGGTTGCCACATTTTTCCCAAGAGTCTCGTTTCCTTTATCAGTGAGTTTGGCATT